TTAGCCTTAATCTTTTTAAACTTATCGTTATCGTCAATTAAAGTAGGGTCATTTTCTTTAGCTTCTTTAATTTTAAGCTGGGCATAAGCTTGCGCTTTGCGTTCTTTTGGCTGGTTTCTAGAAGCAAGGGATTTTCTAGCTTTAAGTTCTTCAACTTCTTTAGCATACACTCTTGCTGCAGCAGGACTATACTCTGTCTTTTGTGTAGCACGAGCATACTTTCTAGCTTCATTAGCCAATGCCTTCATTTGGTTAGCATAATTGGCATAAATAATTTCAATATCTTCTTGCTTATTAGAAATAAGAGCACGAGCATCTTTAGCTAATGCCATTTTAGGAACTTTTTCAAGTCTTAATCTTCGTTCCCACTTTCCAGTCTTTGCATTATACACATCATTTGTATAACCAGATTCAGTGAAAATAAGTTCTCCTTCTTTGTATCTTTTCAATTCATCTGGTGTCATTTCAGAAACATACTTTTCTCTACGATGCGGAATACGAGCTTCATTTCTTGCTAAAGTCATTAATGTATTAGGAGCAAATGTCATGCGTCCTGTTTCAGGATTTATACGACCTTGATACTTTTTCTTTAAGCCTTCAATATCAAATACTTTTTCAGATAATTTATAATCAAGCTTATGCTTTTCAGCATCTATAACTACCATAGAATGCTTAACTGCACGAACGATTTCATCTTGGCCTGCTCCAAACGTTGTCATGTCTTGAATAAGATTTGTAATCTTACCCATTTCAATTCCTTTAGCACGTTTGGTCATGTACTTCATACCTTCGCGCTCTGGAAACTCTGCTTTATTATCAAATTTAGATAAAGAAGCTATCATCTTTTCAGTTTTAATTCTACCATTATTGTTAGGAATAACCATAACAGTATCGCCATCATAATCTGCACCTGATAATTGGGCAGCTACAATAGGACGAACGCCTATAGCATCAATGGCTTGCTTGCCTAGAACACGCTGGCCTTCTTTATTGTTATTATTAACAATAAGCTCAGGAATTTCAAACTTTCCAGCATGAGGATATCGAATTAAAACAACTCGTTCTCCATTTTGATAGTTAGGAGCATAAACTTCATTATCTTTTAAAGACAATACAGGAAGCAAAACATGTGTTCTTTGCCCGACCATAGCAGCAGCTTTCAAAGTAACCGAGTCAGTATCGCAACCACCTGCAAAATCTTCCAATAATTTTTGTCTTATAGTAGGATTCGTTATAGATTGAATCTCTTTAAGCTGCTCACGTTTATCTTGATAAGCGATATTGAGCTGCTCTTTAGCCAAAGCTTTAGGTTGTTTAGATAAAAATTGAGCGGGCAGAGTTTTTCCCCATTCTCCCCATTTGCCTTCTTCATTAAGCTTATTAATAGGAGAAAGCTTTGTGGTTCCATCTTTATCTACATATTCATATTGGCCGTTTGGTCTTAAAGAAGCTCCAAAAGGATCAGTAGAATTTGGATCTAATGATTTAAGAGGTTTAAGAACTTGTTTAGCTTCAGGATCTGAAGATAATAATGGAGTTCCTTTTTTCTTATTAGTATTAATTAAAACATCAACGCCATTGGGGAGATCGTCCGAATATACGGCCATTCCTTTAATATAATGAGTTCCGTCTACTTTTATACGAACCTGAGCATATGATGAATTGCCTAATGATAAATCGGGAACATTTCTTCTTAATTCAACGACACCATCTTTATCTGTTCCACCTTCTTCAGCATAACGAACACCTACTCTTTTAGAGTTTAATGATGAAGGGGGCTTAATTTTAGCAATGTCAGCAGCACCATCTAAACTATAGAATTCATTTGGTAAGCCAACCTTGTCTAAATTTTGATGAACATATCTTTTATCGATATCAGGCTGCGTGAGAACAAGCATGGTTGTTTTATTGCCTGTGAATACTTGCTTTGCCTTATCAGTATATACTTGATAGCCTTCTTCTTTTAAAATATCAAGCGCGTTCTTCAAACGAGTACGAGAAACGCCAATATATTCTTCTGTTCCTTTTCCAACATCAAGCATACCGCCTTCTGTTTTATTAAGAGCTTCTTTTAACGCATTAGCAACAGCTATATTGCCTTGCTTTTCGTGCTCTCCTGATCGCTCTCTTATAGAATGAATAGTTGTTGGCGCGATTCCCATTTTTTTAGAAATAGCGCTATCAGACATTTGGTCATCATTAATATATTTCCAAATAAGTGCATCACGTTCGGCTTTTTCATTTTCAGAAGCTATAGACATCAAAGCTCTATAACGTTCGGTCTTAATGCCCATAGCATTCTTTATTACTTCTTCAGAATATCCTGCTTTATTTAAGGATCTTAATATAGTCGCTTCATTTCCACCTGCATCTTTTGCAATATCAGAAATATCTTTAGCAGAATATCCTTCTTTTTTTAAATCATTTACCCATCCATAAAAGCTTTGTGTTCTTTGATATGGGTTTTCTCCAGACCCTAAAGGATATCGTCCTGAGCCAATAATAGCTCCATCGCGCTTAGATACGCCTTCATGAAATAACTCATCATAGCTCATTCGATTTCTCCTTTATTTATTTTGTCAAGTATTTTATCTGATAGCCTAATTTTTTGCATAATGTCACATATAAGTTCTGGTTCAGGAATTTCTATTAAAATGTCGTCATATTGATAAATGCGAAGTTCATGCTTTATAGTACTTGGATTAATACGGTATTCCAAACAAAACAGGGCGTCATAAATTTCAAGCTGGTGCATCGATGCTTGAACAGAGCCAGTTTTCAAATCGTGAATTCTTAACTGGTTTCTTCTAAAACTTATTGCATCAGCTGTTCCATAGCAATACTCTGAATAATATAAAACTTGCTCAGGCTTCATTTTAAAACCAATAGCATCATTTACATACATAGAAAGTGTTTGCTTATTATTAGGAAGCTTAATACCAAGCTCTATACATCTTTTTGCAAATTCATGAAGCTCACTGCCTCTTTGTTTAGCCATATAATTTTTATATGATTCTGCTAATTTATCCTCAGTATAATTGAGCCAATGATATTGAGAGGCAGATAAGAACGCATGCGTTCCTTCAACATCTAAATGTTTGTTCCAATTCATCTAGAACTACCTCCATATTCTCAGGATATATAAATGATGCATAGCTCATCTTATTAAATTCATTAACCCAATATTCTTGGTTAGGACGAACGGGTGCATCTTCACTTTTCTTTCCTTCAAGCATAGCCCATTTATCGTTGTAAAAAATTGCAAGGTCTGGAATTCCTTGAAAATTTTCTGGAGATAGAAAAACAATTTTACAACCTGGAAATTGCTCTTCTATTCTTTTTTTTAATTTTTGCTTAAATGTTCCTTCAAGCATTTTAGACCTCCAAAAAATATAGAGAGTGCAGAAAGTGATACTTACTTTCTTTCCTCCCCATATAATACGTTGTAATTTTCGTAATTGATTTCTACAAAAACAGATTCGTTAAAATTCTTTTTATTTTGGATTGCTTTCCATATACCCTTATCAAACGGAGAATCGGAAAATAAATAGTAATAATATAAATTTTTATAAGGACTATTTAATCTATCAATTCTTCCAGCGGCTTGCTCCATAATTTTATAAGAATAATCTAAACAGTAAAAAACTATAGTATCTGTTTCAATACAATTCCATGCTTCTGCACCACTACTATATTGAACTAAATAAATCCATTTAAAATCATTTGGAACTTTATCATGCTTATGCCCATTTAATTCGCCATAGGTAATATGATTCTTTTCGACAAAAGCTTTAAGCTTTTCAAGTTCATAATCAAATTTATAAAATATAATAAGACGCTTATTATGAGTATATATCTGCTTTATTTTTTCTATTTTATCATCATCTATATTTGCCACTTTCCTAAGAGCATGGCAAAATTCAGGAAGATTTTTAATTGGGCGGTATTCATCTCCTATGAAATAACCATGATTATCTTTTATAAAATTATAAAATTCTTTATTATACTCTGTTTTAACTTTAATATAATTTCGCTTAACATCTTCTCTTGGTATAATCATAGGAACTAATATCTTTTGCCTTAAAGCATTCAAAGTAGCAGTACCTCTATAATCATCTATGACAGGATATTTTGAAAATCTGTTATAAATAATATGCTTATCAGAGAAATCTCTAAATGAATGATAAAATCCATTTGCTATAAATAACGGAATATAATCTTTCCAATTATCTCCAGGCGTGGCAGATAATAAAATCCATTTATTCTTTTTAGCTATCTTTATAAAACTTTTGCTCCATTTCCCATGCCCAACAGCTCTTTGCTCATCAAAAATAAAAAAACAATCTTTGATGTTTATATATTTAGGAATATTATTCCAACTATCAACTGTTAAATAAAATGGAGCTTCAGAAGATATCCCAAAGTGTTTAGCCTCTTCTTCCCAATCATAACTATTTCTTTTCCTGGCAGTAGTTATAACATAAAGATGAATAGGGGATATAGCGTCAACTACACCCCCATCATCTAATAACTTACCGCCGCATTCCTTTTCAAAGAAATATGCAAGAGACGTTATGGTTTTTCCAGATCCTACATTTCCATATAGAACCTTTCCTACACCAAGATGCTCAACTGCATATCTTTGAGCAGCTTTTAGTTTCATTGCTGCATAAGGCTGTCGAGTGCAGAATCAGGAGCATCTGCATATTTGACTTCGAGAGGATCTTCATCAAGAGTCGCGTACATTGTTTTAAGATAAGGCTTAACGCCAGTCTTACCAGCTTTGCTCCAGTTATAAGGACGAAGAACTACGTCAACTTTTGCAAGGTCAGCATAATCCAAAACGTTTACTGTTTCTTCTGTAAGCGCAGTCTGTCCTCTCGATGAAACGAGAATAACTTTAGGAGGAGCAACAGAAAAGTTTACGTTTACCTGAATATAAGCCTGAGACGGTTCTTCTTCATCAAGCGGATTGAGATACTTTACATTGTATCCTTCCTCTATAAGTATATCGGCAAGGCTGTCTTCCAGCAGTATGCAGAAATTTCTTTTTCCTTCATCATTAAACTTTCCAGCTTTTCCAGAAAAGTTTTTAAATCTTATCTTCGCATTTTCGATTACAATATTATTGTTATTCATGGTAGGTTCTCCTTTCAATATTCCCATGGTAATGGAGTTTCATCGACAAAAATATCGAAGTCTCCAAATTTATTTATCGTTTCTTTGGCTTTTTCTGCGAGATTATCATAATATCTCATGTCTATATCTTTTTCTTTTCCTAAAAGTTTTACAACTTCAGCTTCGAGCCATCTATAGTCTTTTGCTCCAACTGCTGAATTAAATTTTCCTTCACCTGCTTCTCTGCAGAGAACTCCACCACCGCATCCTGGTTTTATAGGAACAAACAATCCTACTTTGCCAACAAATACATAATCGTGTTCTCCTTCAGGCAAGTTTTCATTCATGTCAAGATATAAAGCGGTCGATACAGACTTTGTCTCGCATAAATCCTCAAAAGTAATTTCTTCTTTTGAGAATAACTTTTTAAATACATACGGGTGAGCGAACTGCGCTCCGGTCGCTGTCCATTTGCATCCTTCGTGGTCATCTTTATATCGAGCAATATAAACAGCATCGTTTACTAAACACATTCTATCATAATAATCTTCAAGCTCAAATGTATAACCATACTTTGCTCCAAAGTCTTTGACAAAGTTAATTATCTTTTCATCTGCTCCAGGTATTTTAATAGAATCTGTTTTAATATGTGCTACTTTATAGCCTTTTGCTTCGACCGCCTCTTGCAAATCGACCATAAATAGTGCTCCTCTTTTAGCTACAATATTGTCTTTATTTCTCGGATCTTTAAATTTGCTATCAAATGTAGCGGATGTTAATCCATATACAATATTGATAACTATCTTTAGAGCATACGCAAGAGCTTTAGCTTTGCTCTCATCATCTAAATATTTGGCAAGTATTCCACCAAGCATAGTCTTTGCTTTTTCATAATCTTTATGCTTGATAGCTATTCGAGCATCAACGAGCTCCTTAAAATTCTTAGTGTAAGGACCAAATAAATTAAGCTCCATAAGACTATGGGGATGCATTGACATAATGTCAAGTACTGGCACTGCATAATATATACCAGGCTCAGCATATACTCTTCCACCTTCGC